CATCGCAACAACATCATTACATATCCACACTATATTTTTCGCCACAAAATATCAGTAACTATATGCAATGGATCCTTTTGTTTACTGGATGTAGATCTAACACCCAACATGAGTTTATTTTACTGGAAAACTCGGCCAGCTTGCTCGAAATTATCGCGCAATTCTTCCCACGTAGGAAAAACCCAATCTTCCAAATAAATGTTGAGTTCATTCTCATCAATCACCTGCTTAAAAAATTCACTCTTTTCATGGAAAATTTGCTTTCCATACCAAAAATATTCTCTGATTGCACTACCAATAACGGATATAATCTGTTTCTCTGGAGTCATCTCCTTCTTTTGCAAACCTACCAGTAGAGATTTCCTAATTGAAGCTTCTTCTAATGGGCACAAATATGCATCTACATCCTCATCATAACGCCAAGTTCTTTTTAAAAATGAAACTTCATCAATATGTATATAAGGTATAGATTCTGCCTCTTTATCAGCCATGGTATAAACAATGTCATTGGCAGCAAGCACTCGTGATATATCTGTATGATTAAACCATGGACAATTTTCAGAAACTCCCATACAATTATCATCACCATATGTCATTAACGCTACATTATCTTGAAATGAAAAACATTCCTTATTCGGATTTAACATACAATAACAGTAACGCATATACAGAGAATTAACGAGACTGTTAATCACAACTGTTAGCGGATGACCAGAAGGATTAGATCCATGAAATTCAACTAAATCACCATTGAAATCAACTAAAGGAAATGCTGTATCAGTGGCTATACCGCGAATAACCAGAAGATCATCATCTGAATATCCTGCTTGCTTACATATTTCTTCTATGATTTCAAATGCTGCTAAAATAATATTAGGACACATTCTTTTATCAAATTTCCCATAGTCACCAGCTATCATACGATTCTCGCCAAACTTTGTGATAAACTTTCTGATATTTTCCCACTCTCGTGATTGAGCGGTAGTACCCGGTGCCGCTTCAAATATAAATCTATTATTTTGAAGAACTCGAACAAATGATAATAGATACTTCCTATTAACAATTGACCAATCCATGGGAGCACCTGTAAAAACACGAGTTTTACCATCTTCAATTTTTTTAAAAGAAATTGGTTCATCC